TATTTGTGCTCTCGATGCTAACACAGTAGCTAGTGGCTTTAGCTCCCGATGAGTCAACCAGCTTCAGCAGAAAGCCCTCGGTTGCACCGGCCAGTGTTCCAGTCTCCGCACCAACTCTGATGAGGGTTGCACCACTAGCCATATTCGCTGTAGTCTTAGCGTCGATTACTGCACCTTCACCATCAGTGCCAACTATTGTGTCGCTAACCTTGATGAGCTGACCAGTATAGGCTGCAGGCACATTGAACAGGATTCCATCATCTGTGACAGCATAAGGCTTCAGGGTGATAACCCCGGTTGGCCCTATGTTAATGACCTCTTCTCCATCCTTGCCTACAAGGCTCATCAGGTCGCAGTTGGCATCACTAGTTACAACCTCCAAGACAGTTCCATCGGTTGGATTACCAGTGTCCTGTGCAACCTTCATTACTGAAACGTCGCCAAAGTTGCCAGTGTTCTTTACTATGAGCATATCTTTGTCTGTAACCGCACCAGTTATTGTCTGGCTGGTAGTCTCGAAAGACACACTTCCATCGGTCGCAGCATCTCCTATGTCATTCCATACAGTGTTGCCACTGCTAGCGTTGATAGGGTCGAAGTTGCACGAGGTAGATGTTCCTACGTTCTCATACAACCCAGATACCCCAGCGCCAGCATTGGTCTTTATGAAGATACATCCTTTTGCATAGCCAGGGCTAGCATCCGTTGGTGCAGTTGTACCAGTGCAAAGCAATATCTTATCGGACGAGTCTTTCAGAAGGCAGAATACACTGTCTGAATTAACCGTCCCTCCAAGCTCAACCGGCCCAGGAAGCTTACCCTTTCTCATGAACTCATACAGCTTTCTACTATAGTTGCCCATTTTATCCTCCTCTTGGTTAGTGGCTCCTTTCCTCAATCAGCGTGCACAGAGCCTAGAATCAACGTTGAGCCAAGCGGCCTACTCCAACAGTTCACTAATCTCTTTCTCAAGAGATGTAAGCTGTGGTTGTCCTATTCCGCCTGCAGGAGTTGAGCCTCTACCTCCTCCACCTTTCGGCACGAAGGAAGGCCGTTTGCTCACCTCTCTCCTATCCCGCTCTTCAGCATCTCTTTTCAACCCTAGTTTTCGCCTCACCTCCTTTTCTGTTTCTTCGAAGAGTTTACCTAGCGTCCAATCAGGATGCTTCCCAAGGAGCTCATTAGTAACTCGCCCACAAAACTCCTTATGCTCCTGCAAGTCAGGGTTCTTGGCGTAGAACTGTGCAACACCCATATTGACTGCAATGGTTGTTTGCACCAGCGGAGTAATGACCGCAGGGATTGTCTTCAAAGTTTCCTCTCTAGCCTTTGCCGCCGCATTAGCAGCAACTGAATCGAGAATCTTGTTGAATTCCTTTGGGTCATCTAGAGCCTTATTAAAGGCTGTGTCGTCTGGGAAATAGTTACCAGAATCCATAACTATAGGTGGAAGCTCAGTCTCAGTCTGTTCTTGTGCTTCTCTAGCCTTGCTAAGGTTAGCTATTTCCTCACGAAGAGCCGCTATTAATGCGTCCTTAGGGTCAATTGGCTCTTCCTCTTCATTATCCTTCTTGTCTTCCTCAGGTTGCTTCTTCTTATCACCTTCACCATCAACAGGCTTACTCTTGCTAGGCTCAGGTTCAGATAAAGTATCAGCCTCAGAAGGTTCTGTGCTATCAGTATTGGAGAAATTAAAATCAGCAAGAATGTCATCAAAGCTAGCGTCGCCAGCGTCGTTAGACGTTCTTGCATCTCCTTCTCCAGCAACTGTTCCAGCACTTCCGCCTCCACCACCACTAGTTCCGCCGTCACCACCTTCGACAATCATAATAGGACGACCATAAAACCTGCTACTTAGCATAAACTACTCCTCCTTGTTGTTTAGTTCATTAGAGGCTCCAGCCTCTTCAAATCTCAATGCTATCATTGCATTATCAGGGAATTGTAAGAAGTATCTCATTGCACAAAGTTTTCCCTGAATGTAGCGAATTTGATCTAGGTTGTACTCAGGACTCTCTAGGTCTATCTGAAGAAGTTTTATTTCCTCCTCCATAGATTCCTTGAGGTCTGCCCAGACTAGGCTACTTTTAAATTCTATCCAGTGAACTTCCTTAGCTCTCATGCTGATGCCTCCTCTACAGGTATCATATTCCCTTTCTGTACTTCATTCTGTACTAATTGGTCTTGCATAGTCTGAATTTTAAGTGCACCACCTCTAGCCACAAAATCATTCATATTCTTGGCACCGAGCATTCTAGCTATATGCTTAAATATTCTAACCATATCAAAGCCGGCTCCAACTGCAGGATAAGCACACAGACTCTGCCACAGATTCATCCAGACTTCTGCAAAGTCTCCAAGCTCTATAGTACCATCATGAATCATAACTGTGTATTCGAGGTTCATTATATTTGCAGGTGTAGCAAGTAAGCCATCTCTAGGATCTATTCCAAACTCATCCTCGAGCTCTTGTTGATACTTACCAACCGCACTAAGATAGACATTCATATCCATTAGCTGCTGTGTATTCTTAGCGAACATATAGCCAATATCGAACATAGTCATCATACTGCAGACTCTAGCCATTTTGGCCAACCGGCTAATAGCACCCTGATGAGTACCTCGAGCCTCAGTTGCACTTCTGCGCTCACTTCCACTTCGCATTATACCCATCACAGAATCCACAGAGCCAGAACCTCTCTGCATAAAGTCCATTATGACACTTGCATCTAACATATGATTTCTAGTTACATCAGTCACAGCCAGCTGTTTAACAGCATTATCTACTCCTCTTCCCCAAGCAGCTCTTCTCATCTTAATTAACTTTCCTGGTTGAGGGTCTTCCAGGTCTTTCATATTAATCAGGAAAGGGTCAACAATCAGCATATCGTTGATTGCCTTCCTGATGTTTGTAACATGGCTATTCATAAGGAAGTCCAGAATCTTCTGCAATCCAGAAATCATTTCAATCTTACTGATAGGCGCAGTAGAATAGCCATCATAATCAGGGACGAATACCGCTACAGGGAACATATCATGGTCTAGATTAGCTGGCGAACATCTCGTTACAATTGAATCTCCTACGACTGTGAACAAATACTTGCAAGGATATTCCTCTACTCCAAGCTTCCACTCAGCTGGGACAATCTTAATATACATATTAATTTCATCACAGGGCCTTAAGTCCACAGTCGCACTCTCAGTGGCCCTAGAACTCCCACCAAACCTATCATGACGACCACTGTTATCGTTCCTAAACAGATAGCTCCTACCATCAAGCCACTTCAAATACTTAACGTTGAATATGTCGTCGTAGGTAGCCTCATCATCGAGAAGGTTTATGTAGTTAGTTCTACGAACCCAACCTACAAACTCTCCATCTTGAGGCCTATCTATCGGCACATTCGGGTCAGGGAGGTATAGATACGGGTCGATATTCTGCAGAGCATTTCCCTCAAATAACCTCTTCTGAACCCTCTCTCTAATTCCATTCGAACCCATAATAGTGTTCCAGCCCCACTTCTCAGTCCACATAGGGTGCGCCGCACCTACTCCATAAGCCAAGCCATCTCGATACATAGTATGGAGAGCTAAACCCACCTTATTCATTAGACAGTGTCTCTCTATAAGCTTCTCAAGCATTATAGTGCCAACTTTGTTTACGCCTCCAGTCAGGCTTTCATAGTGAAAGATAGGCATATTCAAATTGACACTCACCAAATATGTCAACAGTGTCTCGAGTGTTGCATAGCTATATGGAACAACCACAGAGACCGGCTTCCTATCATCACTAGACTTCAACTGCTCTTCATAATCATCCAACTTAACATACGCTGTTAGACTCTTGTCTATAGCTCTCCAATCAGAATACCTCCGCTCCATATTATTGTATGCGTGTAGAGCCCTATCCATTACTTCAGATCTAATCCTTTCATGCAACTCACTTCCAGGCTTAATGTCCAGGTTAGAGGGATACTCATATCTAAGCTTCTCATGACCTGGGCCAAATCCATAGTCATTATATGACTTCATTGACGGGATGTTCAGAGTTATTGGCATTTTATCTCCTCTTCATTCAAAATTTGAACATAGTTGTTAAATTACTCTCCAGCTTCCAATCGCACTTATGTAGTCAGAATATGCCTCTATGTCATCTTCTTCATAATATTCATCCTCCTGACGCTCTTTCTCTACTCCCTCCTTAGGTTTCTCGGTCGGAGGGAAGAACCGTTCGCCTTCATCTAGCATTGGGATAATATCAGCTAGACAGTCCATCAGGTCGTCGTGTTTGCTTCTAGGGAAACTCAAAAGCTGAGCCTCTAAGCCACCACAATTCGCCTTGTTATGATAAATTAGTCCACGTCTGTAGAACGGAACTAGCATAGCTATTCTGTCATTCTTTTTGCTCCTCTCTTTAATTTCAACTATCTCAAAATTATAACCATGTTGAATCATAGTTTGCTTAAAAGGATAGGTTATGAATTCATTTAGAGAAGTTACCTTGAGCCCAATAGCTCTTGCCTTAAGCCTCTTAGCCATTGCAAAGGTCTCTTCATACATTTCATCAGGGTGAAACTTCTCACTGACCACTTCACGTACGAATATCCTCCCTTGTACGAAATTGATAGTGATACCGAGAATAGCGGTTGGGTCGCTTTTAGCCTCTGTCGTCTTTGCTGGGTCGCAGATAACAATCGACTCACTATCTTCATCTTTCATTATCTCCATGTCGTTATCGTAATATCTAAAGTATTCAGCCTTGAATCTAGCTGCCTCTTTCGACTGAGGGACACCCATATACTCCTGATAGAATTCATCTAGAATTCCCTGAACCCTATGGCTCTCTACGAGCTCGAGAATCTCTTCATTCGACATAAACTCAGGCCAGAGAGATTCATACTTGTCGTTGCATATACTTAGGTGTACATGGTGCCAAGTAGGGTCTTCCATTAAATTAGATAACAAAGAGTCCTCGTGCAATAGAGTGCCTATAACAACAACCTTCCAGTTCTTTGAAGCTCTGTCTATGCTGTTCATGACATCACTGAAGAACCACCTCTTCAACTTATTCCGTAGCTCTTCATTCTGAACAGACTCCTTATCCTCCAGGTCGTCAACAATAATTAAATCTGGACGGAATCTGCTAAATAGAATTCCTCTGACTTGCTGACCTGCACCCCTTGGAAGTATACAGGTTCCAATCGGGTCATCTTCTAGCTGAGCAATCCACATCTCTTTGCTAAACTGATTATCGTACAGAGTGCTACGCACACTACCAAAGAGCTTCATGACTAGCTGATTAGTCATGAGTTCCCTCTTCAAGTTCTCACTTTGCATAACGCTCTGTGTCGCTGTGCTCGAGATTGGCACTATAAATCTCCTCTGCCGAAACAATATGTTCCTAGCCGGAAAGGCTATGTTGTCTATTGTAGTCTTTCCAAAACCCCTAGGTGCGATAATAACAACCTTCTGCCATGGGCCATCTATAGCCTCGAAAATCTTATCATGGAGAGGGCTAAAGGGCAAATTAAACCTCTCAGGAAACAGCATCTTAGCTGAGAACTTAGTGCTAGCATAGCATCTAGCTAATAAGTCTTGTAACTCCTCTGAAAGTGCCATTACTTCGCTGTTGCTCCCATAAGATTTAGTATGGACTGAAGAGTAGAAATATCTATCTTCTGCCCATTTGCCTTCACTTGAGCATCTCCTACCTTTCCTTCAATAGCATCTGCAGTGGTCCAGAACCTAGTATATGTTACCTCAGTCGTTCTGGTTCCATCAGTCGTAACATAGCGAACATTCGCACAACCCACTAAAAGGAGTACTGCCAAGATTA